GTCAAAGTTTTATACAATTCATTAATTTTAGTATTTATCAAAGCAGTGAGAGTAGTATTATTAAGAGTAATTGTATTACCAATAGTAATAAGCTGATCATTAATATGAAGAATATGATTGTTCTTAATTTCAGAAATATTACGATTTATCTCTTGAAATCTAACATCCATAACAGCAGATTGTTTCTCAAGTTCTTGAATTCTTTTATCAAAAATGTTGTTAGTATCTTCTGGCATTAGTTTCAGTTTATTGTTTTTTTTAGTATTTGTCTACT